GGACTTCCTGAATCTGTCTTGGAACAAGTGTTCTTGGAGGTGCAACGCGGGTCGGAGTAAACGTTTCAGCGATTGTTTTTTCAGTATTTCCTTGAAGAGATTCAAGCAACGCTTCACGCACAAGCATCGGGCCGGCGCTTCTAAGTTCGGCTTTTACTACCTCGCGGATAATTTCGATTAGTTCGTTTTTATTCATATATATGTCTTCCTATAAATATAATGTAGGTTTGGTTATTGTAAAATTGAAACCATCATCCGCCGGGCGGAGGAGATGGAATTTTGGGAATATTTGCCATTTTTAAATTGCCAATGTTATTTTTTTCTTGTTTTAATTGAGATGTGGCATCCGTTACATTGCTCAATTGGTTGGATACCTGACCGGTTGTTTGAGATTTAATTGTGTCAATTTCTGTAGATACTTGAGATTTAACTCTATTAATTTCTCCAGCGACATCTGGCAACTTTGGCAAACTTGGCAATTTCGGTAGACTCGGTAAGCTCGGTAGTTTTGGTAAACTTGGTAGAGTTGGAAAAGGAAATGAAGGTATTTTCGGTATTTTAAATGGAATGACTGGTATCTTGATAAGCGGGAATGCTAATGATGGAAATGCTATTGGAGGTAGTTTGAATTCTGGTATTTTGAAACTTTCAATTTTTTTTGTAATTCCAGAAACAGATTTGTCCAGTGGAGCAGTTGCCCCTTTAACGATTCCATCAATACCTTTTCCAGCGGCTTCGAGCTTGGTCGTTACTTTAGAAGTTGTGGAATCAACACTAGCAACTGTCGAAATTGTTGATTCGGAAATTTTGGAAGAAGCAGAGCCAATTGCAGATGAAGCGTTATCTACTTTGGAGTTCACGGACTTGAAAGCTGGCTCAACTTTTGTCGCCGATGGAGCAACCGTCGAAGCAGATTTTAGAATATTTGAAATCAGTCCACTCATTTTATTTTCCGTCCTTTCCTAAAGCGCCGCCACCACCGACCGTAAACACTCTACGGCTCATTGTGCTTGGTAATGTATCACGCAATTCTTCTAATTGGGTTCTGGTAGAAACCAAAGAATCTATGTATGATGTTATTTGCTCAGCGGAATCCTCAGCGGATGTTCCGGTGGTTCCCGATTCAGAAATATGGGTATGGCTCCTCATTGTTTGAGCCAATCCAATTTGAATGTCAATGTTGTTAATCATAAAATTACACAACGTATTCAACCACAACGCAGTGGTTCTACCAAGAAGAACCGGCTCATTGACATCACCGTGTTCACCCAAATACAACTTAGGAGCATTTATCGCGGCGACAGTATTTGATGTCAATATCAATTCTTTCTCAACATCGACAGTGTATTTGTCACGAGAAGTAAACACCATTTGTTTTTTCGAATCAACCGTATATTCTTCATCGGTTGAAATCGCGTATCTTTTCTTTGAGTAATGTAACGTTTCTCCCGCCTTCGAAGAAAATATCAATCTATCGCTATTTATTACGATTTGATCTCCATCTAATACGGGAATCTCAAACGATGTAATTTTTTTCGGAGTAAATATAGATTGCTCACTCGTTTTTTTAGACTGAAAAATTGAAGTGGATATAGTGGGAACGAATTTTGTGATTGTCTTTCCCGAAGTGATTTGAATGGAAGAGCCGTCTTTATTGATGTCCTCCACTACGTAACCTTTATTGAACTTTGCGGGGTTTCCGCTAATTGTGGTAATTGGTGTCTGACGATTTCGAATGAGAACCATTGGATTCCCGCCGAAGTCGGAATAGTCATTCAATCCACTATCATTTTTTCGGCTATCGTCATATGCTCCAAATCTAATCGATGAACCAAAACGTGACTCTACTATTGTATCTCCCTCAAATCTCTGAAGGGCTCGAATTTTATGATTGAATTTGAAATATCGTCCAATAGCACCAACGTTGATTTGTTCAACCTTGTTGGCAGCTAATTCTGATTGGGGGCCTTTATAAAAATCTATACTATCTTCTTCGTGATTTCCATCAACCAAACCATAAACTCTTTCAAGATTGATGTCAGCATTTGCGTTAATCATTGACTTTAGATTCAACTTTCGTGTGTAATAATAAGTGTTGAAATATCTTACTACGGCAACAACTTCATTGACCAAAGGAACCTCAGTTATTCCGGTGTTTTCAAGAGGCTGAATCCATCCCAAAAGTTCTTTTTCTGTTCCATTCTGGCTGTAAACAAGTCTTATCTTCGCTCGGCCAATCCACGAAAAATTTGGGTCATCGAACGAAGGACTTGACCCGTCCGCATTTGGTGGATAATCATCTGCGTCCAGTGTTTTGTTTTTGAATTCTGGATGGTTTTCGTCAAGGATTACGTCTAATACTATTCCAGGTTCAAATTCATAAAACTGAGACGCCTCTGGCTTTCTAAGCGTCAGATTACGGTTGCTGGTCAGGTAATTATCCTGTTGAGCCAACTTTTCATTACGGTGTTTGTTTTTTGAATAAGCCATTACTTCTTTTCCTTCATCAGCTTATCAACAGCCTCAGCCGTATCTTTTTTCACTGAAACTTCAGCAACTGTTGCTTCTACAACGGACATCAATTGCTTCTTTTCTTCATCTGTCAAGAGTCCTCCGTTGACTTCTCCTTCCGAAACCTTTCCACTTATAATACGTTGGATAATAGCAGCCAATTTGATGAGCTGTTCATCATTACGAATACCAATGTCGTAGTATTCTTTTAGGAGAGGAATTATCATCATAGCATCGGCTACAGTTTTAATCATTCCCCTTAAATCTGTAATCAGTATGTCGACCTGATTCTTCTTATCTTCTGAGTTTTTTACAATGTCTTTGCAGATACCCGCGAAGGTTTTGCCTTTGTATATTTCATAGTCATTTTCCATGTATATAAATAATAACCCCTCCGAAGTTTTGGTGGAGGGGTTGATTGTTATATTAATTGTCGATATTAATGGAACCCTTAGACAAATACTCCTCAAATATCGCTTTTTGCTGTTCTTTCATTCGATTTATTACCTTCGTAATGTGTTGGGTCTGGCAGCCAGCTATTTCACGGATGTAGAGATAGAGAGCCTTTTTATTAAACACATCAATTCGGTCTGAGTTTCTGAAAATTTCAATGACGGCGTTTGCAATATCCAAATCCCTATCTTTAGTGAAATGGTCGCCGACATTTTTATCCCAATACTCAACCATCAGTTTGATAAACTCACGCGTTTCATTTTCACGCTTCTGATGTTCTGGTTCAACAACAAACTCTCCAACTTCTCCCGGTTGTTCACTGATGCTTGTATGCTTCTTGAATCTGCGGTAGTTATTGTTGTTCTCAAGAATGAACCAGTGCTTTGCAACAATTGAGAAGTAGCTGAATGCCTTACCCTTCTCACGGTCATATTTTTCCATGTTAGCAACCATATGAGATACAGCTTCCTCTTGAACCTTTATTGGACTAACCTCATTGTAGCTGAATTTGAAAGTATTAAAGATGTTCTCAGCAATTTTTTCAAATGCAGCTCTGATTTTTTCGTTGTAGATTTTGTTCTTTTCTGCCTGATCGTGAGTGGTGTTAAATGCAACAATAGCGTCCTCTGTATCTTTTGTGAAATACATGATTGCTCCAGTTCCGCGTTTTACTCTTGGAGCCTTTGTAGCAGGTCTAGTTTCAACTAGAGCTTCTGTTACTATTTTAGCTTCAATTGGAAGGGTGTTGCATATCTCAAGCTTGACAAACTTTTTCTTACTTGGTTTCTTAATGTTAGAAACCTTCTTCGGAACTTTTTTCTTGTTCTTCGGATTGGCTGCTGCGTTTTTCTTTTTGACCGCCTTTTTTTTCTTAGAAAGTTTCTTAGCCATTTTTATTTAACCTTACGATTGAATTCTTCGGTAATTCGAAGAATTTCACTGAATACAAAACCAACATCATCATCTTTTTCAAACAGATTCTTTTCATCTGTTGCTTTTAATCGAAAATAAACTTTTTCGACTTCTCCTTTGAACATGCCAACCCAGTCTTCGTAAACCTCGAGTTTATTGAGGAGATTTATGTTGGTATAGATTAATACACCGACAAGTGCCAACAGCAATCCAATTACAATGTATTCAATCACGATTCATCCTCCTCATTTAGCTCCTCGTCTCGGTCTCTAGCTGAAACGTATTCAACCTTCTCCTCGATATCGAGTTCTTCATTTATTTGTTCTACTATCTCACAAACATCTGACCAGTCTTTGTGTTTGATAGCGTATTTTAGTGTTTCTTTTATTTCCAACAAAAGGTCGTAATGATCACTCATAGTATTTTCCATCCTTCATTCTGAACAAGCTCAAGAGCGTGTTTGTATTTTAAATACTTTGTATCTTCGCCTTTACTAATCATCACCTTATCATTACGTCCGTGTTTTACTTGTGCTATCTGAGCTGGCCGAATGATACGAATACCCGGGTCAATCATCAATCTTCCGTTCAAGTGGTCAATCTCGTGTTGAACACAAACTGCTTTAACCAATCCATCATCGGTGTTAATTGAGTCCTTCGTAACAGGCATAACATCTGCTCCAAAGGGAAGAGGATTAGCGTGATTTAGGGTAGTCACAACAATCTTAGCTGAACGAAATGTTGTTACTGCTTTTCCCGGAATACTCAAACACCCTTCTAAATAAATAACCTTTTCAGGGCTATACTCGGTAATTTGAGGATTCATTAGAATGAGAGGTGGCTCATCTTTCTTGATACGAATGATGGAGACACTTTTTTGAATACCAATTTGGTTAGCGGATAAACCGATACCATATTTGATTTCATCAAGAGCTTCAATCAGTTTATTTGCGATTTCCGTTCCTTCTTCAACGGAGGAAACCGGAGATGTTGGGCGGTGGAGTTGGTCTTTATTAGTGACGATTTTAAACTTCATGCGATGTATGTGAGTGATTAACTACTAACATATATACAGTTACCAAAGTTTTTGTCAACTTATAAGAAGTTATCCACGCGGATAATGGGCGATTTCGTGATCTCTCAGCCCGTGGTCGTTGGGTGGAACCTGTAAAGGAATAGGAGTTGGCGTCGGCGTAATCGTTGGTTCCGGAAGTTTTTCTTTGAGTGGAATTGGTTCCGGTGTAGAAACGAATTCCACAACATCAATTACTTTTTTTTTTCATCTTCTGTTTCCGTAGAAACAACCGATGGTTCTTTAAATATAGCAACGTTGTAAGCTAAGATAAGACTGATTGCTAAAGGGTCGAATACAAGAATGATTGCTAAAATAAACCATTTGACTGTTTTTGTTAGGTCAAAGCCAATAGCGTCGGCTACAAACTTGAAGGTGATAACGTCCTTGGACTTGATGCCGTCAAGTTTAGCATCTGAAATTTTAGTATCGATTTCTGAAACAGTTCCGATGTAATTTGTATAACGAACTTTTTCATTACTGATGTCAACATCCGACGCTCTCATCAGCTGGTTATTTTGAAGTTGTAGTTTTCGAAGAAGTTCTGGGCTCTGTATAACAGATTCATTCGTCAACGAACTATTCAGAGACTTTTCTTGCGTCCTACGGCTCTCCATCAAATCATCGATTCTTTGTTTAGATAAAACAACCTGAGTCTGAGCCTGTGCTCTCTGTTCTACCATTACCGATATTTGCTGTTGATTTATCTCATAGTTCAAAGCTGAACTCTGATATGCCGAGCTCAACCAACCAAAAATACCAAGAGAAGTGATTCCCATCAACATTATGATGGCGAGAATTAAATAAACCTTTAGAAATTTTTTGGTCTTATTCCAATATCGATACAAGAAGGTTGTTGCTGTTAATTTTCCAACCTCTAAAGACGACGCCATCAAAATAGCCGAAAATGTTGCTCCACTGAATAACATTCCGATTCCCATCACGGAAAAGAAGGCAGCGATTCCTGCAACAAACAACGCTGAAAATCCCAGTATATATGGAAAAAGTTTCTCTCTATCAAATGTGAATGATGTCATCCACATAAGTATAAAACCGACTCAACTTTCCGTATATATTGGTCAAGGTTTCCACATGAAAACCGTTCCAAACATGCTCGTAAATTCAGGGTCGGTGCACTTCTTAAAACCGTTATTTTTATAGAATTTGAGTAGAGCTTCTTTCTTACCACGATCAGACTCAGGAGTGAGAAGGATGGGCAATCTCTTTCTTGTAGCAAATTCTTTAACGTCATTCAAAACCTTTGTTCCAATTCCCTGACCATGATATTCAGTTTTTACTCTTATGGAGTGAATTGACAAAGAAACTCCAGACTTACCTCCGAGTTTTAGCTCTTTCAACTGTGGATACTTTTGTATAAGACTTTTTTCGAGAGAATCAATTTCTTGAAAAAATGGATTTTGAGAAAGAATCTCCTGTAATATCTCAGACAATTTCATAGTGCGTTGTGGATAGCTTTCAAGTAATCGTCTTTAGGCGTTTTTGGGTTCTGTATATATAGATTCTTTACCATGTCGAGATACTTCTTGAAATTTGGGCCAGGCTTGAGTCCCATAGAAATCAAATCTGCTCCAGTTACAGGGATTGGATTTACGGTCATTTCTGATGATAGTGCCGAATATCTTCCGTTGATGTCACCAATGTTTGCAGATGGAACATAGATTGAAGCATATGTGACAAGAAGAGGGAAATAGTCAGGTATTTCCATACGGTAACGTCTAAGGTCGTCGTCAGAGAGATTTTGGACTTTTTTCAAGAAGTCGGAAAGTCGGTCAACTACCATCACCACAGTTTTAATGTTGTCAAGATTGTATCGTAACAAAGACATCTCCGACTGTATCTTTGATGGTGGGACATTTTTCAGTGCCGCAATCAATCTAATTTGAAGTTCTTTTGGTAACTTGCTCATCAGTTTCATGTGTTCCAAACTCTGTCCATCTAACGAGGGAAAGGTATATTTTATCAATCCTAAGATTTGTAGGAGACGAAACGCTTTGAAAGGAAAATCCGTCAAAAGCATCTTATTGAGCTCATCATGGATGCGTTCCTTCGAAATATTAGTGAGTTGACGAGCATTCTTCTTAATAGAACGAAGCATGAACATTGGCAACTTCCAATTGTATTTGGCGGTGAATCTAGCAGCTCTCAAAATTCTCAGTGGGTCTTCTCCGAAGATAACATCTGGGTTAAGAGGAGTGCGAACAATTCCGGCTTTGATGTCATCTTTACCCATTCCTGTGAGGTCAAGGGTTTCTCCCGTTGTCAAATCGTGGAGAAGACTGTTTACAGTAAAATCCCGACGCTTTACGTCATCTTCCAATTCTCCTCCCGAAACTTCCGGCTTACGATTTCCCGGAGTATACTTTTCTTTACGTGGAGCTACGCACTCAACGTCAATGTCACTCAAATCGTGACCTTGATACGTGACGCCTTGGAGAGTAAATTTTGCCGTTCCATAAGTCGGAAACGTTACAGTTGGATGAACAGGTTTTCCAGTTCTTTTCTCAATTTCTTTAGTCGCCCATGTCGCAAAATCAATACCGGCATTTACGTCTCCTTTCACAACAACGTCCAAATCCTTCGGGGACATTCCCAGTTGCATATCTCTAGGACTTCCTCCGGCTAGAAATACCTTATTTTTATACGGACCAGATTTCACCAAATCGGATAAATATTCCAGAGCCGCGTTGTCCTTATCAATTTCCAACAATATGTGTTTCAATTTCACGTTTTAGTTCTGTATATACCGATGTTTTGTAAATTTCGTTTTATTCTTCCCGAACTAATAAATATACCCAATTTTTTCAATTCTAACCGAACTTTGTGTAATCCAAGTGTTTTATACAACTTAACAATTGTGTTCATGTCCTCAATTGAGATTATTTTTCTATTCTTTCCGATCATGCTCATCGATGTTTTGTATCGAGTTTCTTTGGATGCTATTTTTCCTAAATTTGCTACTCTCAATTTTTCTCGAGTTTCATTTGTAACAACATGACCAATTTTTGATTTAGATATTTTTGTTTTTGTTTCTTCTGATCTCTTTTTTCCTCTTCTATTTTTTGACCACAAATTTCTCGTCTCTTGACTAAACATTTGTTTGGCTCTAGCGTCTTTTATTTTTTGGATGGCTTCTTGAGATTTTACATGCCCACTACTTCCATCACCGCCAAGTGTCATATTGTATCCGCGGCCCGTTAGATGAAATGAATTGTGTTCTTTGATGTGTTTTACTTCCTTCTTATTTCTTTCCTCTATTGTGTCAAACGTATCAATCTCAGAAAATACAAAATTTTCTTGACCATATTTTTTGATAGATCGGTTAAACAGATATTTTGGATTACTTCTCTTAGATAATTTTACATGGTCTCGGACTCGTTCACTCAATTTTTGAGACGTAACGCCGATATAAACTTTGCCATTCACAGAACATATTGCCCGATATACCACGCCAACACCGACATTATTTCTTCTCAATCTTTTTCCAGTATCTTTGCATGGCTTCTCTGTTGAGTTCGTCTTTGTGCTTGTCATAATATCGTCTATTTCGCTTGCTTCTTGCATTTTTTTGTTCCTCTTCCGTTTTGTATAATTTTTTTCTTCCCATATCTATAAATATAAGTGTCTTACAATAAACGTCTGATAATCGGTTTATAATAAACAACCCCCAACTTTCGTTGAGGGTTATTTTAGGGGTGGTCTTAAGGACTACCCTCCACCATCCTCTTTTTACAGTAGAGGAAACTGGCCCGTGTGGAGCACCAGTCTCATTACGTGGTTGAGACAACCTTTGTTTCCCTCACCGGACACCCCCGATAGGCCAAGCATGCCACTGCTAGGTTGGCGACTTTACGAACTTCGTGAAGTGCCGCGGTTTTGTCCGTGCTGATTGCCGCTTCGTGTCTAGCACGATGCAAATATTCTTCCATCCAAAGAATCCAAGATTCAATTGGCTTATTTTCATCCATATTGATTTCTGGTTCATTCTTTTCGCGCCGGCGCTTATCCCAACGTTGGGAGTATTCAAACTCTGTTTCGATTTCTTTAATAACTTCGTGTATAGGTGTTTTCATAAATTAGTCCTCGATGTATTGGCATCGGCCCACTCGCAATTGAAATGGGATAATGATGAATAGAGCGGTCAAACACCAATATTTATATCGATGTAGTCGATTTTCTCCGTGAAAAAAAGTGCTACCAGAGGTTGTGTTTAGATTTGCAGACAACCCAATATCTCTGAACAGTGAGTTTCGAAATAACCACATCGAATGAATGGGTCCGGAGATATAGACGGACCAACGCGCCGTTTCAGCATTTCCTATCCATAATGACAGAAGGTTTCCATCTAAGGTAAATGGGTAGAAATAACACACCCAGTTTTTACCTTCTCTCTTCACAGTGTGCGTCTCCATTGGTCTGTTTCGGCATGTGCTGAAAGAAAGTCTCCTGAGTGAATGATGTATGGAAGCGATGTTCTCAAAGCTTGGTCAGGATTAAATCCCTTGTAGTAGAAAGAATTTGCTTCATCATACATTCCATCAGACAACTTGATAGCAAGACATTCCTTCCACGTTGTTACGATCTGGTTGTGTTGAAGAACATACAGAGCGTTGTCGGTGACGTTCCAAAACTGAGTTTTTGGGTTGTGGTTGAACATCTTACCTTGTTTAGTAATTGACCACTGATCGGTATTTGGAACGTAGTATTCACCTTGCTCATTTCCAAGCTTACCAAGGTCGTGATGAAGAGCAGCGAAAATGCGCTCTTCTTCTGTGAAGTCGATTGTGCCACCCATTAATTCGTAGAGCTTGGCAGTTCCTCGACTCGCCTTCTCTACGTTAGCAATGTGTTGTAAATAACCGCCGGTGTGAGCATAATGGAAATGAATCTTACCAGCCGCTGGAGCGGTGGCGAGCCGGAGTCCGTATTGGTCTTCGGCGTAAAGCTTGAGGAGTTTTTCAAGACGGTCTCCAGTAAATACTTCTTTCAAAAAGGCGATGAAAGTTTCGTAGTTGGAGTTTATATCTGACTCAGAAAGTTCTGAGCCCATTATGAGGGTCATTGACATAATTTAGTGATTTAGTGATTTAGTGATTTAGTGATTTAGTGATTTAGTGATTTAGATTTTCACAAATACTACATCATCCACTGTCGAAGTCAACCTATAATAATTTCTTTACACACTTCAATGCGCTTGAGATAGTCGGAGCCATGTCATAGTATTTATACTCTCCAAGTCGCCCGCCAAAAATAACATCTTCTCGCGTAACAGTTTCCGCTGCATACTTGTTATAGATTTCGGTGTTCACCTTGTCATTGACCGGATACAGCGGTTCTGTTTTTTCTGGTTCATACGCTACGGGAGTTTCCCAGCTTACCCATGTCGTAGGAGTATCCAATTTTTCGAAGTGCTTGTGTTCAATGGTTCTCGTGTGAGCTGTTTCTGAATCAGTATAGTTCACACAAGCTACTCCTTGAAAGTTTGGCACTTTTACGTGTAGGTGCTCTAATTGAACTGTCTTGTATTCTAAAGGTCCGTGTTTGTAATTGAAAAATTTATCAATTGGGCCGGTATAAATTATCTTGTTGTGGGATGGAAGGATTGTTTTGAAAAAATCCGTGTCCAAACGAACATCAATCCCCGCCAACAACTTCTCAAAAATTTTGGTGTAACCCCCAATCGGAATACCTTGATACTTGTCATTGAAGTAATTGTTGTCGTAAGTAAAACGAACCGGCAATCTCTTTATGATTTCTTTGGGTAATTCCGTCGCAGGTTTTTTCCATTGCTTTTCTGTATAACCTTTGATGAGTTTCTCATACACTTCCTTTCCAACTAATTTAATAGCTTGTTCTTCAAGATTGGTTGGGTCTTCGATGTGGAGAGATTGATTTTTGATGATATTCTTCGCTTGTTCTGGTGTAGTGCATCCCCAAAGCTGATTAAATGTCCACATGTTAAATGGAAGAGAATACATTTTTCCCTTGTAGTTGGCAATGGGGGTGTAAACAAAATTATTGAATTCCGTGAACTGATTAATCCACTTCCACACTTCGTCGTCGTTTGTATGGAAAATGTGCGGACCATAAACGTGAAGATTTATACCATCACGATTTTCGGTGTAACAATTTCCACCAATGTGCTTCCTAGATTCGATAACCAAAACCTTTTTCCCCGCCTTATGAAGTTCGTGAGCGCAAGTGGCTCCAAATAATCCGGCTCCAACAATGATGTAATCAAAGTTCATTGATGAAACTCTCCCACATACCACCGATCTTAGGAACGTTAAAGCTGTCAAGGATGTAGCGTGAAGCTAGTGGTAGTTTAATGAGACGAAGTTCAGGGTTCGCTTCGAGCTCTTGAATCTTTTTAACAAGTGGAGCTGTTGTATCCATTTTAGTTTCCTTCGTCAGAGCATCTTTCTTCAATCTTTCCACATCAACTCCCATTGGAAAATCGGCCCACTCACAGTATGGTCCGTAATATTCTGGAAGAGCTGCCACAGGATACGTGACAACCGTTGTCCCAAATGCCAGTGCTTCAGCTACTACACATGAAAAAGTATCCTTGTGGACATCGGTATAAGGTGTATAGAGAGGGTAAATGAAATATTCAGCTTCTGCTATATGACGAAACAGTGTCCATTTATCCACTCCCATGTGAATGTTAAAATATGGGTCATTGTGTGCGTGAATTGTCATCAAGTAGTCAAACGCATGGAACTCTGCATCTGCCCAACCAAGGTCACGAACAGTTTGTATGGCTACATTACCGCCTCTTGCCCATGAGGCATGAAACACTACTTTGTGTTTCTTTTTTGGTAAGTTGAGTGCCAAGATTTTTTCAATCTCATCAGTCATAATTGGATTGGGGATGAGAACCTGAGTCACGTTTCCAACAGCACGTGCTGCGTGATCGATGACGCCTTGGGTGTGTGACTTTTCCCAATTAGAAATATTAACGAAGGCTAATTTGAGATTATTTTTTTTAACATATTCAACGATTTCGTCTATTGAATAGCACCATTGCATGTGGCACCAATAAATAATCGCCTTTGTAACTTTGATGGGAAGTTTGTCATAATCTTTGACCCAAAGACTACTGATAAGAATGTCAAAATTTTTATTTTCTACACCGTCAAAATTTATGTTCGTGTAAATTACTTTTCGAATTTTTTCGCCGTGAATCAAGGACTTACCTTCTCTTGTATATTTTTCCATCAAGGGTGATTCCAAAGAATCGCTCGTAACAACAACTTCATGTCCAACGGATGCTAAATGTTCAGCAATGAGTATGGTGCTGGTATCGGTGCCGGAAGCTCCCCCGCCACCGGATCGTATTGTGTCACCAGTTAAAAAATTACTACGCCTACTGTTTCCAATCAAAATAAAAGCTATTCTCATTTTGTATATCTCCAAACATATCCACCGGAAGTTAGATAGTTGTCTTCTCTTGATAAATTTCCGTTGCAGACAGCCCACACTCTACAATGTAAAACTTTTATTGATTTTGAGGCTTCTCTAATAGTTTCAAATATTTTAATGACTTTTCCGCTGTTGATGTCAATTTGTTCTACAGATCGAGCCACGGGGTTTTTCTTTCCACATCTATCTTTTATTACAGCCATGTGTTCTTCGCTTAGTTTTCCTCTATAAAATGGATTCTTTTTTCCTTTTCTTTTTTCACCAAATTGACGTTTTTTTTCTTCTGACCAAGGTAAGCTTCCGCCTTCACCAGACTCAACTTTGAGGTTTGCCCATTCATCACTTTCCACCACATTAAATAAGTTGCTAAAATAGATTCCTTTTTTTATCAACTCATTCTTGTTTTCGGTTTCAAGCAAAACTTTAGTTTTTATATTTTTCGATTTTAGTTTGTGTTTTTTTAAATGTCTCTGCCACAACAATCCACTACCAAGATACTCTATCGGATCGTTTTTGGTGACACCCAAATATTTCAGTCCAAGCGGAGATTCTTTCACATATAGTTTATAAACTGTTTTCATAATTTCTTTTCGTATCGTTTACACCAGTTACCTTTCTTAAAAGCATACATTACTAAAGATTCGGCTGGATGATCTCCCATCAGTTCTACCTCAATAGAATTCTGGCTGTAATTGAATATGTTTGGATGGGTGTGTGGTTTAAAATCAAACCTTACGATGTTTGTGAAGAACTTGTCTAATACACCAAATGTGATAAAATCAAAACCACCTTCATCTTCCGCTTTGAAATGCTCGATGTCCCAAGAGACGGTCATTTTCTTTTTGATTTTCTTGAATTGTTCCTCCCAATCAATCGGATTGGGTGGTTCTTTTACTAACAAGGTATAGTCTTGAATGAGGCACTTTGAAAAGTTAAATCCCCCATAAACCTCATAATCGTGTAGGGTTCTCACGATTCCCAACCCAAAATTTCCTAAATCGATTTTAAAATCGTCTTGTCCAAAAATTTGACGAGTTTTGTGCCGAGCGAATATGTCTCTTTCTCCGCTTGTTTTTTGTGTTTCACTTTTGATACCGTGGTCGTCCCAATGTTTGACACGGTAGTTTCTTGTGTATTCGTGCCACATCAACATTCTATATGGACTAAAAAAATCATATCCACTCGTGTAAGCTCGAACACTCATAGTTGTTTCTTCTGTATAACCACCAAAATAAATGTCTGGGTCATATGGAACTTCTTTAATAAAATCTCCAGAAACGAAATAGAAATGTCCAGAAAGGGTGCGGGCACGAATAACGGTATTTCTGGTCTTGTAATCCGTGATATAGCTTGGTCTGCTCATCAAAAGTTTATCGCTGCTGAATTCATACTGTGCCATCAAACAAGGAACAGGCCCAGCTTTTTCTATCGGTTCTTTTGTGTCAAATGGGGTGCAATATGTTGTGATAATTGGTTTTTTTGAAACCAATAGGGCCTGAGAATAATCTTCGAGAAGTATCATATCCCAATCTTTGACAAATCTGTGGTGACTGTCTAATTGTAGAGTATATTTCTCCCCAGCATAAAGTTTGTTTGTAATACTACGGGCCCAACCTAAACCCTGACTCTTAGAGTAGTGATGGTCTTCTACACGAAAGCGTGTGTCGGTGGCAAATTCTCCCAACGTCTCAGTTTCATCATGTTGCCAACAGAGGCCAAAAGTTAGATTCTCTGGGTATTTGGCTTTAGCAATACAGTCTCGGATGGTTGGAACAAGTTCAGGGTCTCGATATGAGGCAATTTGGACGAATATTTTATCGTTTGGTGTAATCTCCATTCCCATATATATAACCAAATCGAGCTGTTTATCAAACTGAAACTCTATATAAACTCAAACTGATATAATTACGATGGTGATAGTGTTGGGTGGGAGAATCCTACCGACAATGGAACAATTTCAATATAACCGATACTGTAAGCGGGTGCTGCTCCTACACCGTCGCCTACACTTGTCATTGATTTTGTTCCGGTAGAATCTACAATTGTGTAGGAATCAAAGTTGTGAGAAGTGTATGTAGCATTTCTGATATTATAATGATACGTTGAATTCGTTGGTATTCCGCTGACATTGCAGCTTGCAGCATTTGTTAAATCTATCACACATTGAGCGGAACCATATACAAAATTTCCGCCACCCGTTCTCGAAACAGAAGCGAATACAGTATTTGGTAAACTGTGAGCAGCGCTAATTGTGAGAGAATACTTGTTATTTGCTGTCGGTAAATTAATACTGTTAGTTACCAAAATAGCAGTTGTAATAGTCGTAGACCAAATTGTAGAATTTGATACAACATCCTTTAGGATAATTGTTACAGAATGACTTGGAGAAATAACGCTATCAGCGGTTAAGTCAATTAACAATCCTACGTCGGCCGATGCATTTGGTTGAACTGTAATAGATAGATTGTTGTTGCCACCTAAGTAAGTGTTTCCGGTAGCCGAAATGTATGTAAATTGAAAATCAACAGGAATTAGAACAGCTGTCGGGGTTATTCCGATATTCGTAGATGGCATCAAAATTCTATTTGGATTTGCAAATTGACCATCCAGAAGGTATCCAATATCATCAGACCAAGCGTTGAACACATATCCTGAAGCAATACCTGCGCTCACATTAACAATTGTTCCTGGAGAGTAATAACCAGCACCACCATCAGGTTGTGTTGGTGAAGCAATGATTCCCGCTTGTCCTCCGTTGACGGAAAGATGGTATACAGAAGGTGCAGGGGTAGGGGCAATTCCCGTTGGTGTAGGCGTAGGAGTAGGAGTAGCTGTTGGAGTTGGCGTAGGTGTTGGCGTAGGAGGAGCTCCAACTATTACGTTTTGAGTGTATGTCACCAAAGAAACACTTGAACTGATAGACAATGTTTGGAAACCAAGACCAGCCGCTCCGTTATACGAAGCGGTAATTGGTGTATACCGATTTGGTCCAATTGACCCGGCTGAATTTGAAATAAGAGAACCTGATAAAAATGTGCTATCAGTCAAAGGAGTTCCAGTCAATTTGTAATTAACGTTTACCGAAAAATCGTTTGGGTTGTAAAGATATTTGACGGCTGAACTCGTTACGTTTTGTGAAAAATTATCGTTTGTGGAAGAAAATCCACCCAACCAATAAATTGGCAATTCTGTAGCTGTTGATTGAGCTGTTGGATTGGTGGAGAATACTCCTCCAATATCTGTTACTTCAATAAGTCCAATGTATTCGTTGTTCATATTATGAAGTTGTTGGAGTGATACCAATATCAAGAGCTGGCATTAAGATTGTATTTGGATTTGTGAACTGACCACTTTGTAAGTAACTTACATCATCTGACCAAGCTAAAAATGTATATCCATCTGCTATCGTAGCACTTACTGGAACAACCGTTCCAGCCGCGTAGTATCCAACACCGGATGTTCCAGCTATTCCAGGCTGTCCACCATTAACGGAAAGGTGGAAAAGTGTAGGCACCGGTGTAGGCGTAGGGGTAGCCGTTGCCGTTGGCGTTGGTGTAGGAGTAGGCGTGGCTGTTGGAGCTCCTGTAGGTGTGGCTGTTGGAACAGGTGTCGCAGTAGGAGTCGGCGTAGGAGTAGGAGTCGGGGTCGCTGCAGGAGCCGCAACAAGCGATAGACCGGAAAATACCTTTTCTCCACCGGCTGAAAATACACAACTATTGCTTGTTGTATTTGTCTGTAGATTAAAACTATAATTTGGATTACTTCCTGACGGTTGAATTTGATTCGTTACGTCAAAGAAACGAGCTTTTCCTCTACCATAAGAATTTGTGTTATAAATTCTTAACAGTAATGGGTCATTTGGTCCAATTTTACCAAGAGCTTGAGCATTGGTAAACTGGCCTCCCATTCCGCCAACTTTAGTAACGGTGATAGTCATTGGAATTTTCTGACTACTACGAGCCGTGCACCGAACAGTGTGGATTCCGGCGTATAAGGTCTTTGTAATATAGCTACACAAACTTCCAGAGTTTTGAGTTACAACCGAACTATTATCTACCCACATTGCCAATTCGTGACCAACACCAAAGGTGTAACCGCTAATTGAAACGTCAACTCTAACGATAGCATTTCCAGATGGAATGACAAATTTTAATGTTGGTGCGTCATTCGCAGAATCCCCATACTGAGAATTTGCTGTCATTGACACGCTTTCAAATTGAAGAACCTGAGCTGTTGGTGTCTTTACCCATCCCGTATTTGTAAATTCACCAGAATGCTTTATGTAAGCATTTCCAGAAACTGTGCTGATAGAATTACCTTTAACTCCATCAACATTATTTTCTGGCTCATTGTAACTTGGTAGGCCTAGGCTCATTTAATTATGGAGTGAAAGTCGCTGTAACAGTCTTCGGACCATCCACGAATACTGTTGTAGTCGATGAGCTAGAATCCGTGATGTCGTTTGTATTGTTGACGCCTGCGCCAGTGGAATCCCAATGGTCAAACGTCTCTCCACCGGTGCCTGTTCCGGTGATGGTAGGATAGGTTCCGGCTGTCTTACTTCCTCCACCCGTTGTATTTCCTGAACCGAGCTCAGCTGTCGTAAGTGTGTAGGTCGGTGCTGCTGGATTTGCTGGGGAAATAACCGATGTATCAATTTCCAAATCAGACTCACCTTCTGTTGTGCGACTAGCGTAGAATGTAATGGTAGTTCCTGTTGGATTAAAATTGGTTCGAACAGTTCCATTTGGAGATGTTCCATCAAGATTTACGTTGTATTGTAATACCGTGGCTGGAAGAGAACTTGTCCATGTTTTAGCGTATCCGCCCATCGTATTATCAACAACAGCTGAATAAGGGATGCTGCAGCCCATTGGAACTCCGACGAGAGTAATTTGTCCATCCAATCCAACACCACCTCCTGACCAATTCTTTCCGGTGAATCTCATCGAAGAATCGTTAAACAAACCTGGACCAGACTTTGTAGCAGTTACACGGACTTTTGGACTGTAGTTTTGTGAGCCGCAGTGAGCTTCCACGTTTATTCCAGCTCCATCCGTGATTTCGGATGTTGTTAGATTGTATGTGTATGGGCCTGTTCCGGTGTCGGTGCGAATGATTGAACCATTCTTCAAGACACTTACAATGACGGCGTTGGAGAACGCACCTCCGGCGTCATCTTCAACAACGACCTGAACGGTTGTTGCTCCAGCTGTTCCCGTCAGTTCAAATCCCGCAGCGTAATTATTTGGAATGCGAGCGCCTGTTCCATTTATATTATACGCTGTTCCGTATGACCAAGCGGTGAATATAGCCGACGTAAAGGTAAAGGCTGGAACAGGTGTAGGCGTAGGAGTAGGGGTGGCTGTTGGTGCTACTGTAGGAGTCGGCGTTGGGGTAGGTGTAGAGGAAGGTCCAGCTGTAGGAGTTGGAGTTGGAGTTGGGGTAGGTGTTGAACCAATTGGAGTTGGGGTAGGTGTTGGCGTCGGTGGGATTGGCGTAGGCGTTGGCGTAGACGCTGGGTAGATGAATTGTTGATAATTACAATTTCCTACATTTGAAGCTGCAGTAAGAACTCTAGGCGCTCCAGCCGCAATACCAGCCGTTCCATTGTAAGACGAAATCACCGAAATTGAACTACTTGCAGGAATGACAATCACCGTCGATGCTGTGATTGGAGTAGCTGAAGCAGTGAATGAAATCGATGTTGGGCCTCCAGATACGGTTACAGTTTCTACGATAGAAAAATCTTCATTCAAATTTCTTAACTGAGTTGTAGAAGATGTAGCTGATAATTCGGTGTAGGTGTTTGAAAATAGAGAAAGACCATTTGACCAAATAGATGCTGTATAGCTATTTCCCTTGGATGGATAAACCGTAGGCGTTGATAGGCTGTCAGCGTTATAATCAACGATTTCAAGTAGTCCAATAATATCGCTACCGATATTAGACCTACCCAAACAATTAATTTGGCCGCCGCCTGTAAAACTTGCGTAGTTATTCACTACATCACCGTTTAGGTCATATGAGTAATTTGGATTACTTGATACTGGAAGATAGTTGTTGGTCGAATCATAGAAACGAGCCTTACCGGTAGAAAATTGATTGGTATTATATACCTGAAGCAACATGGTGTTGCTAGAATTGATTTTTGCGTAGGCTTGGGCTGATGTAAATTGTGGACCGTATCCTCCAACCTTAGTGACCGTGATTGTCAAATTAATTTTTTCATCACTTTGGCAGCTTGTTCGGACTGAATACCAGCCTCCACCAAATTCAGATGTTACGAAGGATAGTGAAGAACCCGATGTCGTTGTAACGGCTGATGCTGAATCGAATTGAACCCACAATGGACGTGAAGGAGTAAAAACATATCCGCCCGTATTACATACTACATCGACCCTAACGATAGCGGTTCCGCTCAACAAACGAAACTGCAAATTTGGTGAGTCAGCAGAACTTGTTCCAAATTGTGAAACGGAAGTAAGTGACAGACTCTCAAATTGAACTCTTTCTGGAGCTGGAATTTCTGACCAACCTGTGTTCAGAGTATCGTTCAATTGCTTGATATACGATTTACCTTCATCGGTAAAAAGGACAGTTCCAATTATACCGTAAACGTTATTTTCTGGGCTGCCGTGGCTTGGTAATCCGTTTGTCATTTTATTTAATCTCTAATGTAACCTTGGAAATCAAACGAGCAAACATTGTCTCCCGACATACTCACAAACAGAGTCTTGTCAGAATGAGCTGCTCCCAGTGGAAGAATGTCAAGTGTGTTAATACCATAAGATGCGCTTACCCAAGCTACACGATTGTTATAATATGATCCGGTTCCGCTTGAACCGGTTGTTGGTGTAGACACAGAAGAACCAATTGTAAGTAAAGGTTTAGCACTCGATGATACAACACATGAAGTCAAAACGTAGTTCGTTGGGAGAATGTCTCGAGCCGAACCATTACCCAAATAACCGGAAGCAGATACAGCAAATCTCAAGTTAAATTCCTTAGAAGGATTTGTTGTAATCGCTCCAGCTGTTGGTAGAATCAAATGATAGCGGCCACGAGCATCGAGCCACTGAGAAGGTTCTGGATTTAGATTTGTTGGAAGATACGACGTAATCAACGAAGAATCCGCTCTTGGACCAGCAAAGAATGCTTCTAGTGAACCTGACGACGCGAGAGCTCTGTTCCAAATTTGAGCTTCAAAAATTGTGCAGGCGTTATTGTAAGTGCTACGAGCTTGGCCCATTACAACATAACTTGAGCTAATTCCTGCAATAGATTGTCCGACTCCAAGAGTGCTTGTTATTACTGTCTCTGCTGTAACACCGTTTATATAGAACAATGGGAACCCTGAAGAATTGACCAATGTGATATGCGTTGTCTTGTCAGCGTAGTTGGTAAAGAAACTTGGAATGGTCGCTGTGATGTTGTGGGTTCCATCGTTAAAATAACCGACAAGATCGTTCGAGGCTCTACCAATGTATGCAGAATTTCCAACTTGAGCCGATGTAATTGGGTCAGGACCTACACCAAAAATTACGCGATGGCTAGAATCACTTACTGAGTGAGAACTTGGAAACATCGCTCGAACTGAAAGAGTGAAATCTTTAGCAGCATTTGCTGGAGCGCTC